TTGAAAAAGATATTGACAAACAAAACAGACCAATTCAAAACAATGTTGCCTTTGTCTTAAAAGATAGAAGCGATACCATCAACAGCAAAACCTTTGTTATGCCTAAGTACAAACAATTTAAACCAATTGTTAATTTTATACTTGGTTTAGAAACCGGCGAAGTAGCAAAAGAATCAACTCACTATAATTTAACTCCCAATAGTGATTTCGATTATTTGGATAAACAGCAGCAGAGAAAAATCCATATGGAAAAGATCGAAGCGGTTTTTGAACTAAACAATTTAGGAAGTCCACGCAGTGCCGACGAAAAAAAACTAAAGACGCTTATCATTCTTAAAATTTTCTTAACCACTTCCAAAACCGAGATCGAGAAATTCCCTATCTCCGCTTTGAATAATTGTAGAGTAGAACTTGAAGAACTTTTTGCAGTATTAAATAATCGTGATGATAAAATTGATTTCATGCAGAACTACAACAAAGAAGCATAACGTTGCAACTAACCGGCTACCAGCAACAAGAGAGCCGATTAGAAGTAGCAAGCTGATAATTTAGAAAAAACTTTTTTAGTATGAATACCTTGGACAAATTAGCCGAAACGGAAATACAAACTAAAGAACTGCATAATGGCCAAATGCGAAAAAGCAGTCCGTTTGAGCTGCTTGTTATACAGCAAATTACTCTTAAACAAGCAAGGGAATTTGTTTATAATAATCATCGGCATCATTCTCCGCCGCAAGGTCATAAATTCTCAATCGGTTGTTTTATTAATAATAATCTTGTTGGTATTGCTTCAATCGGCAGACCTATTTCAAGATGTCTTGATGACGGAACTACGTTAGAAATAACGAGAGTTTGCACAAATGGCACCAAGAATGCTTGCAGCAAATTATATTCATCATCGGCAAGAATAGCTAAGGAATTTGGCTATAAAAAAATCATTACATATATCTTGCAATCTGAATCAGGCATCAGCTTGAAAGCTTCGGGTTGGCGTCTTGATGAAATCTGTAAAGGAAATACTCTTGATAAATCTAAAAATAGAAATCGAACAAATGTAATCATTGATTTATTTGGAACTAAAAAAAAATATTCAGATGAACCAAAACAGCGATGGTGTAAAATCCTTGCTGTATAACAAGTATCGGCTTAACTTGCCGTGCGTTAGTAACTTTTAACATTTTAATTGGAGAATAATTTATGGAAAATGTAAAACCAGAATTGATCAAAGCGACAGCGAACGTTAAAGCCGTAGTTAGTTTGCCGGGCTGGTATATAAAACCACTTAATACAAAAAATATTTTTCACGGATGCTTAAACTGTGGCGGAACTGAGCAAACCCTTGATTTAGAAACCCGATTATATAATGGGTTTGGTGGATGGAATGTAACCAAAGACGGTGAATTATATTTTATGGAAGCAGCATACATTGAAAAAGACTGGAAAGAATGGAAGCAGCTAAAAGAGATTGAAGAAGAAGCAAAGAAAGACCCAAACCACGACTGGCGTTGTAATTATAATTTACCATTCAGAGGTGGTAGCTATCAAAGGCATGATAATGATAAATGGGTTTTAATAGAATCGAATCGAGGGTTTGCTTAATACGATGTCAAACTAACAACTTTTACTATAACACGCAATGGAAACAGAACTTAAAAATATTAAAGGAGTTACAATGAATTACTTAAAAATCAAACTATTAGCACTAATAATAATTGTCGTGTTGATAGCCACGTTAGCGGTAAATAATGGGTGCAATAATGGTCAAGGTACTTTTTCAAGCGAAAACAAAACATGCTTTGATCTAATAAAAAAGAATTATAAAATAATAGAAATAGATAGTTGTGAATACATAGTTTATTCTTATAGCAAAGGTTATGGCGGCTATGGATTTATGTCGCATAAGGGAAATTGTAAATATTGTAAACAACGCAAATCATATTCCCGCTAACAGTTTGGCTGGTAAGCGGTGGCGATAATAAACAATAAAACTAAAATAGGAGAAATACAAATGAGTTACGAACAACAAATAATGGAAGCACTTGCAAGAGGTTATTGTGTAGAGCCGAATACAAGTAAAGTTTTAGATTCAGATTTAATAATGGCAATGACAAAATAAGTTTTAACAAGTGTTGGCTTTATACCAAAAGATGATAGCCATCCGCTTGACCAGCTTGAAAAAGAATTTGCTAAAGTGATAAACCGAAATAGTGTTGAGAACTGGAATAATACGCCGGATTTTATTTTAGCAAAATATTTAATTGATTGCCTAAAAGTATTTAGTGATATAAACCGGAATAGAGAGCAGTGGTATGGCAAAGAATTGAAGATAATTTAAGCCAACTTCCCGGCTAACGGAGTTGAACTAAATTGCCGGAAACAAAAGTAAAAAGATGAACAAAGAAAATAAAATAATAAAAGATACAACTTCACATGAGAAAATCTTAGGTCAGTTTGAGCGAGTAGTTAGCCCTTTTCCCAGCATTATGGAAGTACCTTTAAAATATAGGCTACGGCTTCAAGGCAAATATAATGCAAAAGTTTGCTGGTGCGTAAAATGCAATGAATATTTTGACATTAACAAATATAAAGATTTAGGGTTCTCTGAACAGGGTGGATATTTGGTTCTAATTATGGAATGCCAAAAATGTTGGAAGGTACAGTATCATCACATTAAGAGCCGGAACTATCTTGAAACAATTTTACTGGAATTTAAATTAATCGAAGAAAAGGGCTAACGGCGTGGCGGCTAAACTGCAATAATAAAATATCAAAAATAATGCTAAGTAAAGAAGAATATAAAAAACTTATAGAAGAAGATATTAAGTGGTTATGGACTGTTCCACACTCAAATAATCTTGAAAAGAATCATATCATTAACGTACTCGATGATTCGTTGGACAAATATTGTCAGTTTGAGCCGCAAGTTAGCCAGAATTTTTGCGAATGGGAATGGAACACCACTTTTGAAAGGCATGGGATTGTAAGCGAATGTGGTCATCGTTTATCGGAATTATATAGAGACCACGATTATATATACTGCCCTTATTGTGGTAAAAAAATTAAGACAGTTTAAAAACTAATTAACGGCTGTGGCAACTTACCCGCACGGCAGTTAAAGAAAAGTATGAAAGAACAAATAAAAAAGACTCTTGAAAATAAAAACGCCGAAGATAATTTATGTGTCGGCGTACAGTTGCGAGTTATAAACCCGCCCCGAATATTAGTAGCATGTGAATATAGCGCAATAGTCCGTGAAGAGTTTGTCAAACTTGGAGCAGATGCCTGGAGCTGCGATATACTACCTTCAGCAATTCCCGGTAATCACCTTCAATGTGATGTTATGGAGATATTAAATAATAGATGGGATGCAATGATAGCCTTCCCGCCATGCACCTATTTAACTTGCACGGCAAACCGTGTATATATCAATAATCCGGAGAGGTGGAAGAAACGGCTGGTTGCAATGAAATTTGTTTATGATTTATTAAACGCATCAATTGATTTTATAGCATTAGAAAATCCAGTTGGGGCAATATCAACCTGGATAAGAAAGCCGGAACAATATATACAGCCTTATGAATTTGGACACGCTATAAGTAAAAAAACCGGGTTGTGGCTTAAAGGTTTTCCATTACTTAAACCTACAAAAGTAGTAGAACCGGAATGGATAATAGACAAAACGGCGGGAAAGCGATATAGTCCAACACACTACAAAACTTCGTCAACTAACAAACCGGAAATTGCATTATTAAGGGGTAAAACTTTTTTGGGAATTGCTGAAGCAATGGCAGCTCAATGGATGCCAATTATATGCAGTAAGAATTTATAACAGAGTGTCGTTTAAGTTGCAAGCGACAATTACAAATAAATAATTATTAAAAGGAGATATTGAAATGACAGACCAAATTAACAAAACCGAAACAACAAGCGAAGTCAAACTTGAAACGCAAGTTATACCGCTTGCGACAAAAGTTAAAAAGTATGTTGAGGCTAAAATTATTATTGAACCAATAGAAAGAATACCATATTACTTATGGAGAGACTTACCAAAAGATGAACAAGTGAAAAGAGAATTGTTGTGGTATCGCAATTGGGCGAAAGAAATAAAAGAATTTTTTAGAGACCACAGAAGCCAAGACATTAACGATGTTTATGTGGACGTTACAGAAATTGACGTTTGCAGCAAGTGTGGTGAGAGTTGGGAAACTTATGTTGAGGAAGAAACTGGAGACACTTGTTGCTCCAATTGCGGGGCATTAGTAAAACCTAAGCAAGCGGTATAACGCTGTGGCGCTTAACCGGCGGCTATAATTTATAACAAAATAAAATAGGTATAAGATGCAAGTATTACTAAAATTAAATGATGATGAATTGAAGTTAATGACCGAAGAAGAATTTGAGAAAATGAAAGATGAGTTAGATGAATTTGACGGAATACACCCTTACATAATTATGGGTTGGTTACATGATAAAAAACCTATTTGTAATATGTGTAACGATTATTTGGACGATGATAGCCGTCAGGTTGGAGCGCAAGAAAGTATAGTTTATAAAAGGCAAGAGTAAACAATCGTAATCTTATACTTAATTAAAAAAGAGAAATGCATTATTAGATGAATAATATAGACAACAAAGCAATTCCCGTTGAGTTGCCAGTTATAAATTTTTTGTTGGGAGTAGTGGAAATTGAAGAAAATGGCAAAAGGTTTAGTGCTTACATACCATATAAATTTTCAGGCGACACAAATAAAATTATATGGACAAGAGTTGGTGTTTCCAGAAAGTTTAGATATGTGAGATGTGAGTTTTGCGGAAGATTAATAGCACAGCGTTCGGCTAGATGGTATGCACATCTTGAGAAACATTTTAATACAGACATAAAGGTTATTAGCCAAAAAAATTTATAACATATGGCGCGTTGTGCCTAAGCTGATGGCAACATTATGGTTTGAGAGCCGTAGTAAAACGGTTGCAAACGTTCTTGAGAATATTACTACAATGTTAGCCATTCAGCTTTTGGCACGAGTTATAAAGACTTTTACGCACAAAGGATAATAATTGGAAACTAATTTTGTAGAACAAACAGAAGAAGAACAAACATAAATGTATCTTAAACAACTTAATACCGTACAGCCAATGCATTACATCTCTTTGGGTGCTGGCGTACAAAGCAGCACAATGGCATTAATGGCAAAACATAGCGTTATAACCCCCATGCCTGCATTTGCTGTATTTGCAGACACAAAAGCAGAACCAAAGTCTGTTTATAAATGGTTAGACTATCTTGAACCTTTATTACCTTATCCGGTTTTTAGGATAAACAAATATGACCTTGAAGATGCAAGCACAAAATTGCTCGTATCTAAAAATGGTAACAACTATGCTAAGTTGGCTATACCAGCTTATATTATAGATGCTAAGGGTTCTAAAGGGATAATGATGAGACAATGTACTGTTGGTGCCAAAATAATTGCTATCAATAGTTTTGTAAGAAAATTTATTGGGAAAAAAGTTAAAGCAATTGAGTGGATGGGGATAAGTATTGATGAAATATTTCGCATAAAAGATAGTAGAGATAAGTGGAAAACAAAACGTTATCCACTTATTGAATTAAATAAAAGCAGAACCGATTGTTTAAGAANTAAATAAAAGCAGAACCGATTGTTTAAGGTGGATGCAAGAAAACGGTTATCCAAAGCCTCCACGAAGTGCGTGCGTGTTTTGCCCCTTTCATAATGACATTGAATGGTTAAGATTGAAAACTAAAGAACCATATGAATTTGAAAGAGCAATAAAGTTTGAGAAGAAATATCAAGAAACATATAAACAAGTAAAGAACTTTAGAGGTATTCCATATCTTCATAAATCATTAAAGCCATTGAGCGAGGCGAATTTTGGTGAAGATCAAATAAATTTGTTTAACAATGAATGTGAGGGTTATTGTGGGATATAATCCTTTCTCTGGTTTTTTTATAGTTTTTAATAGTCTCCGGGCTTATTCGTTATTAAAGGGTATATAATGGATTTAGTAAAAAAATTAAGACAATAAAATATTTAAGCTAATATTTTTATTAACGGTTATTAGTTTAACTACAACCCAACTATTTTATAATAATATGTTTTTTAAAAGTTTAAAATATCATTTAGGTTTTAATATGGACGTCCAAAATTCAATCAAATTTAATTTTGTCAAGATAGAACGCGTAACCGATAAAGCTTGGCAAATCGTTTTCGATTCCGGTCAAATCGAATGGCTCCCTAAATCTCAATGCAGAATTAATATTTCAAAAAATGAAATCTATATCCCCAAATGGCTTGCTGATGATAAAGACCTTTCCTTTTATTAATTTTTCTTTACCATTCCCTTTCTCTTATTTATACTCCTTTAAGTAACAGCCATATTACTATCACCACCCCTGCTCCGAACCACCATTTTTCCCAAAATCCATTCCCTTCTACTATTATTTTTTCCATTTCAATTTTCATAGTATCAACACTATTTATCCTAATTGTATCCACCCTCATGAAACTTTTTTCAAAATAAGTTAAATCAAATTGTATTTCCACCGAATCTCTCTCTACTTTAACTTCAACTTTTATCATACTGCTATCATCATATTTTATTTCTTCCTTTGCAATCCCTGTATTATCAATCCTTGTTTTTATTTTTTTCTTTAATTCTAACTTCTTACTTCTAATTTCTTCTTCCCCTTTAATATATTCCCTCTCCTCATTCCCTTTTATTAGTTCTGTTTTTGTTTTAATCCCCGTTTGCTTATTATAATTAACCAAAAAGATTATTGTCCCTATCATTATAATTGCAATAACTATTTTTATTGTATTCATTTTTTACTTCCTTACAAATTCTTTTTCTAACATTACTTTTATATCCGCTATTTTTAACAATATTTCTTCTTTGTTTTCGTTTGCTTGTCTTTGTACTTTCTCAAATCTTTCTAAATAATTGTCTCTTATTTCTTTTGTGTCTTTTTCAATCTTTTTAATTTTGTTGCTTGCATCTCCTATAACGATACTTACTAAACCACTAAATATTAACACTATTATTGGTACAATAATAGTGTGCATCTGTGTTGCGTTCATACTTACCTCTTTTTAATTAATTCTTTCATGTTAATTGTTTTGAATTCTATTCCCCTCATTCCATCTGTTTTATACTCATTTAAAAATTGTGTTGCAGAATCTACAACATCATCAAATTCTCCGTTAGGAAATTCTTCCATTTCATTTATGAATTGTTCTGATATACTTTCCCCTTCTGGTATCTCAACTTTCCCGGCTTCAATAAGTGGCGTAATTGCAATAAATCGCGAGAATTTATCCCTGTCTACTTTAATTTTTTTTATCGGGATCCGCGTTTCTCTTTCTAATTCCTGTATTAATGACTGCCCTGAAGCTTTATCCTCTATCAAAACTACCGCCGGTTTAAACTTCAAATACAAATCCGCAGCTTTGCGCTTCAACTCCGGGAATTCCATCCTTTCCCGGAACAGGTCCAACAGCAAAAACTTGTTTTTTGTTATTCCCCAAGTCGTACAAACAGAAAAATCGTTCTCTTCCTTCGTCTTAAATGCAGTATCCCAACTCTGCACTATGCGTTCAATTCCTAATCCCTCATTCCTAATTCCTAATTGAAAAAATTTCCACCAATCGTGATTAATTATTTGCGCTTCGTTTTTTTCAATGAACTTTCCGTAAATTTCCTGCTGTCTTAAAAAAAGAGGAATTTCATTTTCNACTTCTTTTATTTCTTCTGTATCCAATAATGGATTATCGTAAGTTGAATAATTAAATGCCTTCCAATTTTCTTTCTCTATACATTTCTGAAATAATTCATAAAACAAATGCTTCTCATTCGCTTTAACCCATTTCCCTTTTGGTGTCCCCCCTATTAATACTTTCGCCTTATAATCTATTACCATAGGCAAAATTGTTTCAGTCCATATTCTCCTGTTCTTTAATATGATACCCGCTTCATTCATTATTATTAAGTTATACGCTTGCCCTTCCATGTTCTCCGGCCGATCCGCAGACTTGAAATCAATTTCTGCGCCATTTATTTTTAAAATGTTATCCTGCCTTTTGTACTGATAAATTAATTTTATTTTATCTAATTGCGGAAGAAAATATCTATCATAATAACGGTTAATATTTCCGTAAATAGTATCAACCCACAATATTTTTGCAGTTGGATTCTGTAATGCTGCACTAATCGCATAAATTACAAATCCTCGCGTTAAACCAAAACGTCGTCCTTTCGCAATTATCTTATAGCGTGAATGATCATTAAATATTTCTTCTTGTTTCGCGTGAAAATTAGATTTTATCGTATAATCTATATCGTTCTGCATTATTATTCTTTAATGTTTTTTTTGTCCTTTTATTTTTGTCTCTCTTACATTACAAAATCATCTGCATTTAAATTATACTTTCTCTGTAAATACTCTTTCGTAAATACAATCCCCAATTCTTTTAATTTTATATCACGCTCTATCGTCTCTGCTTCAACCGCTTCTTTTTTCGTTAATCGAAATCTTATGTTTTTATTTTCAGTATAGTTAAACGCAGAATACATTTCAAGTAGTTTGTTCATCGCCACTTCTATTAGTTTCTTGTCCTTCATTGCTACACTTGCTGCTGTTTCCCTGTGTACTTGCGCCGCTGCATAACTCCCTTTTTCTTTTATTTCAGTAGTTAGTGTTTCGGTAAGGATAACTTTGCTCATCTCAGCGTTATAGAACTCAGCTAAATATTGATAAAGCTGCCCTATATCAAATTTCGGGTGTTCTTTTAATTCGATTATTACTGTATCAAGAAATATAGCAATGTTATCTGTTACTAGATCCTGCAACCCGGTCAATAGATCTGCTTTTCCCTGTTCGGTCGCCGTTGCTGTATATCGTCCAATTAAGAAAGGCATTCCATATCTCTCTACCATTATCTGCCAGAAATCCATCCCGGAACGTTTTAGGTTCACCGGCCAATAACATTTTGAAATTAGTTTTTCACCATAAGGATTTACATAACTTGCTCCATTCTGCAATATTATGAATTTGTTCTTTGGTAATTCAACCCCCTCTACAAATGTATATCCATATTGATTCTTTTGCCTCATTCGCAATACGCCCTCTTGATCAAATATAAACCACTCCTGTGGTTTTGAATTTATTTTTTGTGGATATATTTCTCCGTTTTTTATTCCCCAGTTTATTTCAAGTACTTCATATCCATAAAGTATACAATCCAGCATATTTTCAATTATAGTATCAATTTCAAGTTTCTGCATCCATTTCACAACTTTCATTTCTGTTTCTTTGTCTCCTTCACACGTGATTTCCCATCCCAACTGTTGTACAAGTGATTTTCTCTGTTGCACTACAGCGGAAAGATGTGGATCATTCAACAAATCCCTCAGTATCGCATAATCATAATTATTTTCAGCTAATATTTTATCCGGATCCGGCAGGCTTGAATATAGTTGGAAGGTAGAGTTAATTTTATCTGCTTTTGCNAAATCTTTTTTTAATTGCTTTGTTAATTTTAATTCATAAGGTTTCATATCTTTATTTCCTCTTTCAAATTTGTTATATGATTAACAATTATATTTCTGTTACTTTCCGCTTCCTTAAACATTCCAATATATTTCCCCAACATCTCCAGCGCCTTTAATCTATCGCTTGTCTTTTCGCACCCTTTATTTGCAAATGCAATTTTATTAAACCCTTCTATTATCGCATCAATTGTTATTTCTGTCCTTTTTATTCGTTTCTCTTTTAATCCTTCTATCCTTTTTTTTATGTCATCATTAGTCAACAATCTTGATGCTGTTGTTTTTGCCGTCTTTTCTGAATACCCGGCTCTAATTGCCGCTTTTGTTGCATTTAAATCTTTTAAATACTCTAAACAAAACTTCTCTTTTCTATCGTTTTTCATATTAATTATAACTTTTTATATCATGCCTCTCTAATATAATACCAAAATATAATTTTTTTTGTAATAATACTTGACATTCTATTTTTTTTTATTATTTTACTGCTGTTCTTATTATTTAATTATTCATAGGTTTATAAAATGGATTTTGAAATACTTAAAACTGGTAAATTCATCAACTCTAACGGCGCAGAAGTTAATTTCTCCCAAGAAGATTTAACTAAAATCGCTGCTTCTTATAATCCCTCTCTTTCAGAAGCCCCAATGGTTATCGGTCATCCGCAGACAAACGACCCCGCTTACGGTTGGATTGATTCCCTCAAAGTTGAAGGTGATAAATTAATTGCTTCTGCTTCTAAAATTGTTCCTGAATTTTTAACTGCAATAAAAGATGGTTTATTCAAAAAAAGAAGTATTTCTCTTACTCCCGATGGCTATCTCCGGCACGTTGGCTTCCTTGGCGCTGTTCTTCCCGCTGTTAAAGGCCTTGCTGATCTACAGTTTGAAGATGTTCAGGCAGATATTGTGTTCGATATGGTTTTTTCTGAGCTTGAACCAAAACCTGTTCCTGTTGAAGAATTTCACCTTTCTGATGTATTGCTTCAAATCTCTAATCTTTCAGAAGAAATAAATAAATTCAAAAATGATTTTTCAGAATGGAAAGAACTCCGGGTTAGTGTTACTAAGGATGACAACAACGCAAAACCTGATCTTAATGTTACTTATACTTTCTCCTCTAACTTCAAAGATCAAATCGAGCAGGCTTTCCAGGATGGCAAATTAACCGTCCCTATGAAAGAAAAATTGCTTTCTCTTTTATCCACAAATTTTTCTGATGATAATTTTTCTTTAGAGAATTTTCTTTCTGGTTTCGTTTCTTCGTTCCCGGTTATCATCAACTCAACTGATTTCGCCACCCCGCCGGAAAAAATTGTAAATGACAAAACAAACAAATCTTTCGACTTCTCTGAATATACTTTAGATTCTGATTCAGAAGAAGTTCATAAAAAAATATTAGCTGTTGTTATGGAAAAGAAAATTTCATATCAAGAAGCGGCTCAAATTGTTTTTAACTCTTAATATAAGGAAATATTAAAATGTCACTCCAAAATAAAAGAATCGTTGATCCCGTTTTAACCTCGCTTGCGCGTGGCTTCTCCCAGCCCAATTTAGTCTCAAGCCACCTCTTCCCCAACGTTTCTGTTGATAAGGAAGGTGGTAAAGTCCCGCTTTTTAACAAAGAATCGTTCCGTATCTATAATACTGAAAGAGCTATCCGTGCTCATTCTAACATCATCAACCCTTCTGGTTTGAATACTGTTAGTTTTTCTTTAACTGAACACGATATTGCGTTTCCAATGGATTACCGCGAAGTTCAGGAAGATATCCGGAGTTTGAAAGTTTATGCAACTCATGTAACAACCGAAACTATTAAACTTCGTCTTGAAAAACAAGTCGCTGACCTTTGTCAAAATCTTGCTTCTTTCCCTGCCGGTAATAAAGTTACTCTTGCCGCCGGTGATAAGTTTACTAATCCTTTAAGTGACCCGGTTTTAATCTTCGAAACTGCTAAAGAAGCAGTCCGGTCTAAAATCGCTAAACGCCCTAATGTTGCTATCCTTGGGGCAAGTGCTTATTCAGCATTACGCAATCACCCTGCTATCCTTGATAAAATTAAATATACAATTAACTCTGTCATCACTCCCCAGCTTCTCGCAACTCTTTTGGATATTCCATTTTTATTCGTCGGTGAAGCCGTTTATTCTGACAATGTTGATGTTTTTAACGATGTCTGGTCTGACAACGTAGTCCTTGCTTATGTTCCAACGCAAGCCCCTAATTCAGAACGCAGTTTATATGAGCCTTCTTTCGGGTACACTTTCAAGAAAAGAAACTTCCCTATTGTTGATGTTTATTCTAGTGAAGGTAACAAAATTGAATACGTTCGTAATACCGATATTTTCCAGGCTCTCATTGTTGGCTCCGATGCTGGCTATTTGATTAACGACACAAACGCATAAACCAACAGGTTTATGTATAAGAAAGGTTTTATGGAAACTACATCTGTTTATAATTTGCCGGAAGAAACTTTGGTAACTCATAATAATATTAAATATTATAGAGTTATTAATTCTGATTTATTCATCAATAATAAATTAATCCCTGAAGGTTCAATAATTGATTTCTTTGAACCGTCTCTTGCAAATTTTTTAATCCCGGCAAAAGAATCTGAAATAATTTCAAGTGTTTATTCTGCTAATCCTAACTTAAAGCGCGGTCGCGGTAGACCAAGAAAAATTTAATTCACTTTTTCAAGAAATTTAATTTTTAAAATAATTTATTAAGGCAAATAAAAATGAAAACCGAACAAACAACCCTTATTACTTCCATTGTAGCTGCTGTCGATTTATCAGCAAGTAAAAATCTTTTCATCGGCTTTTCCGGCGCTATTTGTACCGTAGATGCTAAAGCACTTGGTGTCTTAAACGATGATACTCCCCTTGGTGAACAAGCCCCAGTCGCTGTTTCCGGTATCGCTCTTGTTGTCACGGGCGGCGCTATCGCTCTTGGTG